CGAAATGCTCGTGGCAGTAGTGACAGCAGTGATGGCACTCGCCAACCCCGCCACCAGCACGCCCGTCGAGTCCGGCCGCACCACGCTCACCGCAGCCGACGCAGACCGCGCAGTCGCCACCACCGGAAAGCCCATCAAGGCCGACCCGACGACGTGGCGCTGGGCGTGCGACCTGCCCATGGTCATCAACCCCGCAGCAGGGTCCGGCGTCAGCACCGACGACATCGCCGAGCAACTCGCCTACCCCGTCGAGTACCTCCGCGGCCTCGGCTACAACGTCACCATCGGCGAGCCCGTCGACTACGCGCGGAACATGCCCGCCGCCAGCAACATCGGGCAGGTCATCGTCGCCGCCACCAAGAGCCGCAACGAGCAGCCCGGCCTCGACGGAGAAGCCGCCTACGCCCACACCAACACGTCAGGCCGCGACGCTCTCGCCGCAACCATCCTTGTCGACGCCAACCCGAAGACCGGCGAGCTCGCAGGCGACATCCTCCTGCACGAACTAGGGCACGTCCTGGGGCTGGGTCACAAAGCCGGCACCGTCATGGACACCAGTTGGGACGCCCCCACCGGCTTCGACGCTGCCGAGATCGCCGCCGTCGACTGCCGCTGACAGGAACACACCCATCGGAGCGTTCGACTCGTCATCGCCGCGCATCGGCGGCAGGGGCACGGGAAGGTCGCTCACGAGAGCCTCATCTCAGCCAGAACAAGGTCGCCGCAAGGACGGCCTTGTTGAGTGTCGACGTCGCATTAGCATAGTCGGTTGAGCCCTGCCCGGCGAGCGTCACAGTGTCGCCGGGAGTCAGCCCAGACAGCAGCGCCGAGAGACCAGAGGCCGCCGTCGCGGTGCCGCTATTGCCGGACACGCCCGTGCTGGTGTGCTGCCCCGTCGTGGCGCCGAGCACGACGCGGGTGTAGATGTAGTCGCTACCCGCGCCGTCCGCGCCGCCCGTGGTCTTCGAGTTGTTGATCTGCAACCACACGGAAGCCGTGAGCAGCAAGCGGGTGCAGCCGGCCGGGACCGTCAGTGACGTCGACACGGCATTGAACCAGGGGAAGCTCGACGCGAAGTTGTTGTCCGACAGGTTCACGACGCCGGGGATTACGGGGTCGGTGAGCGCATCGTTGCCGATGCTGCCGGGGCGCAGGATGACCTCGGGGAGGATGGCCCGGTTGTTGTCGTAGGCCCAGCCCGTCGTGCCCGGTGCGCCCGTGGTCAGGTTGCCGTCGAACGCCTCCGACACGAACGTTCCTGACACCGTGCCGGCGCCATTGAGGTCGAGGTTGCCATCGACGATGAGGTCACCGTCGACCACCACACCGTTAGCGCCGTTCGGACGCGCACCCGAGTTCGCCCACTGCGAGCGGGACTCGAGGCTCTTGACGCGAGCCGTCAACTTCGCCACAGCATCCACGAGGTCACGCGGGTTGATGTCAGGCTGCTTGCCCATGTCAGCTCGCTTCCATCGTCTCGGCCAAGTCCCACGTGATTTGCGCTTGGCCGCCGTCGTCGTCCACGTCGACCGTCGTGTTCAACACGCGCGTCTCGAACGTGTAAGGTCGCGGGCCGGCATACACGTCAGTGTCGAGGCGGACCTGCATCGCCGACCCGCGCGGCACCCGCGTCCAGTCCGGGTCACCGTCGAACGTCGACACCGCATACCGCGTCGCAATCCCAGCCGCAGCCGCAAGCTCACCCTGCGCCATCCGAGTCAGCGCATCCGGGTCACCGATCGCACCGTTCTGCGCGAACCGCGTGATCAACGGCCACCCTCGCGACCGGAGCGTCGAAGCCGTCACCGACCGACGCAACTGCGCGATCTCCGACCCGTCGCCCGTCGCGATGACCTGCGTCGCCGAACGCGACAAGTCACGATCCCGCGACACCGCAAGCACGTTCCCGCCACGCCGATCCAACGGCTGCACCATCGTCGATCCCGTCATGAACAGGTCCGACAGCAACGCCACGCCGGGCGCACCGTCAGCCTTCACCCACTCGGGCGTCTGCTCCACGTACTGCAACGTGTCCACGGGCGTCGTCGACCCGAGCCGGTCACCCAGGATGAGGATGCGCTTCGGGTTCGCGAGGGTGCCCGACGTGCCGAAGTACCACTCGGGGCCACCGTCCGCTTCGGCGATGTCACCGAACACGTCAGCGACATATTGGGTGTTCCACGCCTCGACCTGCACCTGGGCGAGCGTCTTGCCCGTCGAGGGCTGAGTCTGCACCTTCACGTCCTGACCCGCCACGGCCTGAGCCTTGACGATCAGGTCACGGAAAGCGTCGTGCGAGTTCGTCAGCAGGTAGTCAGCCATCGGGGCGGGGCAGGTCGCGAAGAATGAGCCCCACTCCTTCGCCGCGAACTGGAACGTCCGCGGCCCCGTCTGGCGCTCGGCAGTGATCCACCCAGACCACCACGGCACCCCGTCGCGGGCGATGAGCAGCCCAGACAGTGGCAGCCCGACAGCCGCACGCCACAGCGACTTCCCCGGCTCGACCGTCGCCGTGAACGAGGCGTCGCCATGGTCAGACAGTGGCATGGAGAAGCTGAGGTTACGGGCTGGGAGCAGGTCTTCAACGACGTGCGGATCGTCCCAGCGGGTCGCGTACACGTCGTATTCAGGCATGTCAGGCGTACCCCCATGCATTCCACTTGATCGCGACCGCGGTGCCGTTCGGCAGGAGGCTCTTGTCGTCAGCGGCGTACACGCGGCCCGTCAGGTTGCCGCCCGTGTAGGAGGCGTTCTTCGCGACGGTGATGTTCTGCCGCGACCCGACGGCAGCGCCGCCGTTCGCGTTCTCCACCGTCGACGTGAGAATCTGAGACAGGCCAGTCGAGATGGAGAAGTCGCCCGAACCGTTGACCGTGGCCGACTGCTCGCCATACGCCATGCACCACCAGCCCGTGCCGTCCCACACCTCTTCGCGCTTCTGGCTCACCCGGTACACGCGCAGCCCCACATACTTCGGCAGGGCGTCACGCTGGGTCGAGTTCGCCACGATCTGCGTCGAGCCGTAGAAGTGCGTCATGACCCGCAGGTCGTCGATGATGCTGTTGGGGATGGTCCCAGCATTCGGCTGCCCGGTCGCGATCTGCCGGATGCGCGCGAGCTTGATGTGGTTCGCCGTCACGTTCGGGTCCGTCGGCGAAGCGTTCGGCGTGCCGATCACAGCCTCGATCGCAGCCGTGTCAGCGTTGAAGATGATGAGGTCGTTCCGGGCGAGGCCACCCATCGGGGATGCCGTCAGCAGGTCGACCGTCTTGTCGGCGTTGGACACTAGGGGCGACGCGCCGGCCGTCAGCGACGACTGAACCACGGCCATGCCGCGACCCACCACCACCGACCCCGACGCCGTAGCCGTCTGCGCCACACCGAGACCCGCCACGACACCCGTCGAAGCGAACCCCGCCGAAGCCTGCGCGAACATGTACCCGAGGAACTGCCGGAACTGCGCCTCAGACTCCCCGGCCGCCGCCGTCTTGAACTCGCTCACAACCAGGCTCCTTCACGACCGAAGACAGAGAACTTTGCATCAGGGCTAGCCGAGTCGTCATTCCACGACATCGACCCGCCACCCACAGGGACCGCGAGGAACCGGCCAGAGAACTCGACCTGCGGCGCCCGCGACACGAAACCGTTCAACAGGACGCGCCGGTTCGCGCAGTCAATGTCGAGGTACTGGCCCGCCGTCAGCGAACCGTTATAGCGGACCCAGTCGCCCGTCTCGTTCAACGTGACCACAGGGTTGTCGACCGGGCCGTCGATCCGCAGACGGGGCCAGTACGCCGCAGTGCCCACGTTCGGCACCTCGATCGCACCCGGCGTCGTCCCAGCCGGCACGCCCCAGTCGCGCGGCCACACACGCGGCCACACGCGCCCCGAACCGGCCACACCCTCAAGGCCCGTCGACTCGAACGTCGGCGGGCCATAGAGCAGCGGGTCGGGCGCGACGAACGTCAACGCCCACCCCGCCACCAGACCGGAAAGGTGCTGGAAGCGCTGCGCCTCCGACAGGTACCCGTCAGCGGTCAGGTCGCCCTCGTCCGACGACCCCGTCATCGAACCCGTCAGCGGAAGTGCCGTGAACCTGCGCTGCGACTGCTCGAGCGCGGCGTGGGACACCGCCTCGGCCTTACCCATGAGGGTCACCTCACGGGCAGCCCGGAGCGGCTGCACATCCCACTCGCCATCCTGCTGAGACCGGGCCTCGCGCTGCACCCGCAGGGCGACACCGTCAGTCCAGCCGGACATCTGCTCGATGGACCATGTCGTGCCGAACTCGTCCACGCCAGAGAGCAGCGCGCCAGCGTAGGAGAATGCGTGAACGTCAGCCAAGGCGGATCATCCTCCTGAACTCGAGGTCGCGCTGGACCCTGCGCACGGCCGCATCAGCGTCCGCTCCGTGCGCGTTGAGGGTGATCTGGTCGCCACCACCACCGACCGCCGCAGCGAGCCGGTCGTAGTCGATGGACAGGGAGCCGCCGATGCGCGCCGACGAGAAACGCATCCCGTTCAGCGCATCGAAGAATGACCGCCCATACTTCGACACCGCAGCGGACTTCACGACGTACTCGCCGTTTGACAGCCATGCGGGGATCGAGTCTGAGGTGGCCGACCCGGCGCCGAATACCGCGCCACCCGTCGAGAACAGTTGGCCCTTCGACCGCTTCGCCAGGTCGGCGAGCAGCTTCGAGGCGTTCCGGTTCTTCGACAGGTCGCCGCGGATCAACGCCGCAGCGTCGAGGATCTCCATAACGTCGATGCCCGTGCTCGAGGCCATCTGCCGCGCCGTCAGGTTCTTCGACCTGACCTGCCCGAGAATGGCCGCGATGGTGTCGATGTGGTCGAGTTTCGACTGCTGCGTCGCCGCCGTGTTCACCTGCGACTGAAGGCCGCTGACCGTCTTGTTCGACGACACCGCAGCCTGAGCCGCGATCTTCTCGGCGTCCTCGTTGCTCATCTGCGCGAGCTGCTGCGCCAAGCCGACGTAGCCGCGCGAGGACAGCTTCTGGATGTTCGCGATGAACGCGCCCGTGTCGCGGATGCCAGCGCCGAGCGCCCTGCCGAACTTCTGCACAGGGTTACCGAGTTGCGCGTTGTAGCGAGACTGGGCCGCAGCGGCTCGTGAGGATGCCGCGGACACGGCGTCGCGAGCCTTCGCGACCGCGAGCTCGTCAGTGGCGATCTGGCGGGCGCTGCGCTTCTTCTTGCGTCGGTCCTCGTCGAGTTTCATCTCGGCGAGGTGGAGCTTCTTGGTCGCTTCCGTGATGGCTTTGCGGTTCGCGACGAGGTCGGCAGCAGAGACGCGCTCACCGAGGCCGGTGATGTAGTCGCCGTAGAACTGGTCGAGAGGCGCACGCACGGCACCGCCCGACGCGAACTTCTGCACAGGCCCACCAGAGGCGAGCCTCATGCTGTTGGCCTTGTCGAAGAAGTGCAGGCCGTACTTCTGGACCGCGGCAGCCTTGATGACATACTCCCCATTGGAGAGCATCGCCGGCACCGAGTCGGAAGTCGCCGAGCCGGGACCGTAGATCGGGCCACCGTTGGCCTTCTTCTTCGTTGAGCCGGCAACCAGCCGCCCGATGCCCTGGATCGCGGTGGCAGCATCCGCCACGGCAGCCCTGACCGTCACCCAGACGACACGTCCGTCGAGGAAGTCGAGCGCCGTGTTCACGACTGTTATCGCACCCTTGGCAGCGGCCGTCTCGACCTCGACCTTTGATGCAACCTTCTTTGGGGTGTCGCCCATCGACTTGTTGAGGTTGTCGACGGTTTCCTTGGTATAGCCGTACTTGGTGGCAAGCGCCTCGGCCGCAGCCTTGCTCAGGCCCATCTTCTGAGCCGTCTTCACGAACTCCGCACGCGCGCCCGAGAGGGCCGCGGTGACCTTGCCGGCAGAGTCGCCGTTCTTCAGGTTCGCCTCGGCCGAACGGAGCGCCGCGTCCTTCAGGTCGAGCAGCGCCGAGGCGTTGTCCTGACCCTTCTTCGTGGTGATGTCGAGGGTCTTGCCGTGGTCACGGCTGGTCTTGCCGTTGTCCTTGATGGCCTGCGTCGCCGCGTCGAGGGAACGCTGGTAGGCGATCTCCGCTGCGTCCGCGTCACCCGCGGCGGCCTGCGCCTCGAGCAGCGCAGACGCGAGCTGCTTGTTCGCGTCAGCCGCGATCTTCGCGTACTCCGCGACGGCCTTCTGCTTCGCCGCCAACGAGTCGAACACGGGCACCGCAGTCTGCGTGGCCGTGGTCGCGGACTTCGTCGCCGCAGCCACCTTGCCCTGCGTGTCAGCGTTGACTTTCGCGACCTCGGAGCCAGCCTGGATGTCGCGGCCAGCCGCGGCGTAGGCGTTCCCGAGGGCGTTGATGTCGACCTTGGCGAGGGTCGCCCAGTCGGCACTGCCCTGCCACGAGTCGAACGCCTGCTTGAAGCGCTCGATCTGCGCCGGGTCGCCCGACTGGTAGGCGGCGATGAGATCCTGAACGCCAACGCCAGCCTTGTCCAGCGAGTCGGCAACCTTAGAGTAGTCCTGCTGTGAGAAGTCCTTGAAGAAGTTGTTGGTGATGAGCTCGCGTGAGGCGTCGGTGAACTTGCCCGTCGTCTTGTCGAGGGTGTTGCCGAACTCCTCGGCGGCCCGCTTGGCGTTCTCCTGCGCCTGGAAGTAGCCCATGACCGCGACCGTGAGGCCAGTCATGGCGATACCCCACGGTCCGCCAGCGAGACCCATCAGCGCGGACCCGGCAGACTTCAGGCCGTTCGCAGCGCCAGCCGCGAGACCAGCGCCACCCGTGAACGTCTTGATCCCAGCCGCAGCGCCAGCGAAACCGCCACCGGCACGCTTCGACGAGTCCGCCGCATAGCCGACGGCCTCGCCGAGCGCCTTCACGATGTCGATCGCGGACCGGCCGACCTTGCCGAGTGTGCCCTGCGCGATCCGGAACGCGATCAGTGCAGCCACGGCAGCCTGGACCGGACCCGGCAGCGACTGCCACGCATTCACGGCCGACACAACCACATCCACGCCCGCGCGCAGACCAGACACGACCTTCGTCAGCGCCGGCAGCAGCGCGCCACCCAGGGACGCCTTGGCGTTCTCCCACTCAGCATTCAGGCGCTGCTGCTGACCCTGGAGCGTGTCAGCCTCGCCCGCGAACTTCCCGAGCGCGTCAGCCGACTGGCGGGTAATGATGTCGATGCGCGCCTGAGCCTTCGCCTGCTCAAGCTGCTGACCCGTCAACTTCGACAGGCCCTTGGCGGCAAGCTCAGCCTGGACCGCGGTCTCGTTGATGCTGATGCCGTAACGCTCGATCGGGTCCGACTCGCCACGCATCGCAGCGTTCAGCGCCTCGACGGCTTCCTTCGCCGAGCCGCCATATGTCGCCGACAGGTCGGCACCGATCTGGACGAGGTCGAGCGACTTCTGCGCGAAGTTGTCGAGGCCCTTGTTCTTGAGCATCGCGCCCGTGACTGTGATGAGCTCGTTGAAGGCATTAGTCGACAGGCCGACGTTCTCGGCGCTGTTCTTGCCGAAGTCGTGGATGGTCTGCGCCGAGTCCTTGAATACGGCATCGACACCGCCGACGGACTGCTCGAGGTCACCTGCGGCCTTGACGGCGTCGCCCAGGAAAGCAACGAGCGCAGTACCTGCGACGGCAGCGCCAGCAACCGCCATGCCCTTGAGTGCGCCGGCAGCCTGTCCGGCCGACGACGCGAAACCCTTGGACTTGGCGCCGACAGAGTCGATGTCAGAGCCGAGACGCTTCGTCGCAGCCGACGCCTCGGTCATGCCCTTTGCGTAGGGCGACGCGACGGCGATGAGCGTCACCTTCACGGTCTTATCGGACCCGGCCACGACGCCTCCTGTCATTACTGCTAGTTGCGCCGCTCGGCGTCAAAGATGAGCGCCTCGGGATGGTCGGCCTCTTGGTACTTGTCTTGCTCGGCCGCAATGACCGTGCAAGGACCGCACCGCAGCGGCAACTTCGCCCGCCACTTCACCTGCGGGTCAAGCGCCTCCCACAGATACTTCCCGCACCGTGGGCAGCGCATCATGTCAAGCTGCCTCGCAGCCTGAGCGAGCGCCCAATCTCGTTGCTGCACCCGGTCGCCCGGCAGGCGCACACCGCGCGCCACAGACAGGGTCAAGCCCATCTGAAACGCCGTGATGACCTCGCGCGCTACTTCTGCGTTCCGAGGATGTGCGAGGCAGCGAACGAGAAAGGGACGGACCAGTCACCACCAGACGCACGGTCAGACGCGGCGTCGATGGTCTGGTCGAAGATGAACGCGCCGAGCTTGGCGCGGATCTTGCGGAAGTCGCCGTGGGTCAGACCGGCAGGCTCGTAGCACATGGCGGCGATGGCCCGCAGGTTCAGTTCGTCCGTGTCGTCGCGGCCGTGCATGTCGACGCGGATCTGCTCGCGCTGCTCGTAGGTGAGCGCCCGGAACCGGAACGTCACCTCAGACGCCTTCATCTGCTCCCGCAGCGCCTCGATGCGCTCGGCGATCTCCTTCAGCGGAGACGCGGCACCCATGCGCTTCGGGGCATCCTCGGCAGCCTGGGTGAGCTCGTTCTCGAGGTCTTCGATCTGCGCACGAAGGCCCTGACGCAGCGGCACCGTGCAGTGCGCGGTCGGCGGCTCGTCGGGCTCGTTCAGCAGAGACTTCAGGTCGGGGACGTCCTTCTCGGACACGGGTCACTCCTTCGGCTGTTCGGCTGATTCGGCTGAGAAGGGCGGGCGCACGGCAGCCGAAACCATGCGCCCGCCCGATCGTGGGTCACGCAGCGAGCGCGACATCCTCCGTGACGGTGCCCGTGACGAGCGGCTTCGCCTTGAACTTCAGCTCGGACGACTGCTCCGGGGCCATCTTGGCGCGGAACGCGATCTCGACCGGGAACACATCGACGAGGTCGCCGACAGTCCAGGCGGTGTCAACGTGGACGCCCCAGCGAACGACGAGGAAGCCCGTCGCGCCCGGCTCCAGCGCGGCATACGCCTTGCTGATCGGGGCGGCGAGGTCCTGCGGGTCGTAGGCGCCGACGAGGTCCGCGATGGTGCGCGTGACGGTGCCGGCGCGCTCCTGCGTCTGCTTCGAGCACATGCGGCGGATCTGCGTCGTGTCGGCCGAAGCGTCGGGCGCGAAGTTCTCCGTCAGGAGGCACTCGAGCTGCACGGCCGACACGGCGTTGAGCTCGGTCAGCTTCGGGGCGGAGACGTCGGCGATGGTCTGCACGAACTTGACGGAGACGGTCTCATCTGAGGCGACTCCGGGAATGATGGTGGGCATTTACTTCTCCTTGGTGTCAGACCCGGAGTGGGCCTCGGTGGTTTCGGCTGCCGCGCCACCCAGAGGCACGCGGGGCTTGTCGGGGAGCACGCTGCCATCACGGGCGGTCGCGTCCTTCTTGAGCGGCTTCAGGCCAGCAGCCTCAGCCACACGGGCAGGCATCGAAACCTCGACGCCGTTCTCCTCGCGCACGCGCACGAAGTCAGACATGAGCCCTCCTAGGGCAGATTGATGCGGACCGAGAACTGCTCGACGGCAAAGAACGTCGTAGCTGGGATCGCCTCGTCACGCCGCGGAGGCTGCGACACCTCGGGGCGGATCTTCCAGTCGCCATAAGGGCGCCAGTCACGCAACGCCGCACGGACCTTCGACGCTCCCCACGCGGCCTCGTCGGCTGCGATCTTCGGGCTATTGTTCCGCGACACCGACGACACCCACACCGACGGCGTCTGCGTGTTCGTGCCGTCACTCGCGCGGGTCGATGACTCGTCACCCTCAGACGCCCACACCACGAGGTAACGCGGCGGCAGGCTCCCGTCAGGGACGGCGCCCGAGTAGACGGTGCGGGACGGAATCTGCGCGGACAGTCGGGCCGCCACGTCGTCGCGGATGCTCACAGCGCCTCCGAACCGACCTTGGCGACCCACTTCATGAACTTCGGAACCTCAGCAGTGAGGCCGCGAGTGATGTCCATAACGGGCGCGTTGTTCGACGTGCCAAACGCGGCGACGTTGGCGAGGTTGCCCTGACCCTCCTTGCGGAAGCCGACATCGACCGTGATCGACGTCGCGTCAACCTCGACGTCATACTCGACCGCGCGAGACAGGCCAGGAAGGTGCGAGTGACCCGCAGCGTCGGACTTCATGACTCGCTTGATGCTCACGCCGGCACGGTTCGCGGTCGGGACCAGTGCGGGGATGACCTTCGCAGGCGCCGCAGCGAGCTCAGTTGCGAGCTTGTGCACCTCGGAGGCGTCGAAGATGTCAGGCATCGCGGCTCACCACCTCACACGCGACCTTGCGGGACTTCTCGAACGTCTGCGGCATCGCGAGTCGCACCGTCAGCGTCAGCCCGCCCTTGGATGTGATCGTGACCGTGTGGCCCGTCGTGACAGCGAGCGGGTCGCCCGTCTCACCAGGTGCGGCGGTCATCGGAAGCTTGAGGACGACGGAGCCTGCGACCCATGACGCCTCGCCCGTCTGCACGTCCTGACCGGCAGGGGCGGCCTTGGGAAGTTGGCAGCGGCCGGCGTAGACCGTCGCGCCAGCCGGCGACGTGTACGCGCCCGTAGCGTCATCCCAAGTGGGTGCGCCGCCGTCACTAGTCACGATGCACGAGTCGAGCATCAGGGACTCGGCGTAGGCGCGGAGCTCGGGGAGAGCCGCGGCGATGTCAGCGCCGAACGTGCTGAACATCAGCGCAGCACCGTCGGGTTCGGCATGGTGTCCATCTCGTAGGCGCGACCCGTGGCCGGGATCAGGCCAAGCAGCTTCCACCACTTGTCGGTGATCTCAACCAGGCCAGCGCTCGAGCGGTACGTGCGGGACACGTTCCCGTCGTCGATCGCAACCGCAACCTGCGTAGCGTCGTCCGGGTGCTTCGCGTGAGCCTTGACGGCCTCGCGAACCACATAGTCGAGCTTCGCCGCATCGAGCGGGCCGGCGACACCGAGATCCTCCATGCGCCAAGCGATCTGGTTCTCGGCGTCAGTGATCCACATGTCCCACTGCTGCTCGGTGATCGAACCAGACTCAGGGGCGGCCACGCCGAGCGCGACAGCGATTGTTGCCGGAGATACGGCCATGACCGCCCCTTCCTCTGGGTGTTGGTGTTACTTGACCTCGTCCGTCAGCGGGTGCGTGCCACCCTTGACGCCCTTCTCGTCGCCGCGGTCCTGCACCAGGGGGTTCTGGTGAACGAGGATCGAGGCCGGCGAGTCCGGGTTTGACGGGTCGTGGTTCGGGTTCGGCACCGAGGCGTAGAACTGGCGGTCACCGACGAGGTCGGAGTAGTCGCCACGCTTCGCGCCCGAGCCGAGAGCGTCCTCGGGGCCAGACGGCTCCGACTTGTCACCCGGAAGCATCGGCGCCCCGGAGTCGAGAGCGTCATCGCGGGTGGTCGTGCCACCCTCGGTGTGCTCCAGCTTGTCGTTGCTCTTCTTGGCTTCCGCCATGTCACTGCTCCTTGTGGTCGTAATGCGTTGCGCCACACTCGATGCAGCGCGTGACCTGAGCCACGGAGCGCGCACGCCCCGTGGCCAGGTCGTCTGCGAGATAGGAGTAGGTCTCCAGCCTCGGCCCGTCCTCGCCGGGGCGCGGGAGGCAGAACTCCTCGTGCCGGATCTTGCTCTGAGGCTTGGACTGAACAGCAGGCATGGCTACTCCTTCGGTGTAGGTCAGGCGGCGATGACGCCAGAAAGGCGAGCGGCCGGCTGGGCGCCGATGACGGCGACGCCGGTGTAGAACTCGATGCGACCGAGCCACGCCGGCTTGGTCTCGAGCTGGCGGGGCGGGTCGACCTGAAGGCCACCGTTGGTGAGGCCGAGGACGCCCTCCTCGCTCTCGTTCTGCGCAAAGTTGACCGCGTAGATCGAGGACGTGTTCGTGGACGTGCCGACGGTCTCTGTGGCCGGGATGACCGGGGTCTGGTCGGCCTTCTTGCCGGCGTCGAGGATCGGGACGCCCTGCCAGGTCGGAACCTCGACGGGGCGGCCGGTCAGCGTGTCGACCGTGTAGTTGTTGATGGTGACGTTGCGGAAGACCGTGCGGAGCATGGCGATGACCTGCGAGTTGGCGTAGATCGCGTCCGCGCCGGGGCATGCAGCGAGCAGCGCGTCCAGCTTGTCGAGGAACGCCGTGCGGGTCGCCGCGTCGGTGTTCATCGCGGCACCGTTCGTGCCGGTCGAGATGACCTGCCCGCCCGTGAGGCGCTTCTTCAGGCCGTTGAACGAGTTGGCGTCCACGGCGGTGTCACCGTTGATGAACGTGTCGGCGAACTTGGCTGCAACCGAGCGCGCCTTCATGTCGCGCTGGGCGGCGACGAGAGACGCGACGGTGCCGGTCGAGGTCTGCTCGAGGAAGCGGTCCACGACGTAGTCGCCACCGAGGATGACGATGGACTCGGTCGCCGTGGCGAACGTACCCGTCGACTCGGTGTAGCCGGCGTTCACGGCACGGAAGGCAGCCGCAGGCAGGGTCGCCTCGGTGTTGTAGCTGTACGCGCGGCCGGCGATCGACTCGAACGGGACGCGGTTCAGGATGTTGGAGACGTTGAGCACGCTGACGACGCCGGGAAGGCGGGGGTCCTGCGTGACAACAGCAGCCTCGGCGAGGGTCATCGCCATGATGGTGTTCCTTTCAGGTGGTGCCCCTCAGCGAGCGCTGTCTGGGGTCAGTTAGCGGCGCGATGCCGCCTTCAGGTCTGCCTCGATCTGTGCCAGGTCGGCGGATCGGGGGTCTAGGGGCGTCCCGTTGGGAACGCGGCCCTGCGTGGAGTCAGGCTTCGGTGCGCGCGGTCGCGCAGCCTCGCCGATGTCCTTCAGCAGCTCGTCCGCGTCGGCTTCCAGCTCTTCGCGTGTGGAACCGACGAGGCGCTTGGCCTGCGACGGGGTGAGTCCCTTGGCGAGTGCGACCTCGAGGCGTGCGAGCGACGACGATGCTTCCGCTGCGGCCTTCTCGGCTGCGGCGAGCCGGTCGGCCGCCTTCTGCGCCTCGGTCTTGCTGGCCTCTTCGATCTCGGACAGTCGACGCGCGGCGTCGGCGTTATCCTTGGCGCGCTTCTCCTGCTCGCGGGCCTTCTGCTTCCAGAAGTCCACCGTTTCGGTGGGCTTGGGCGCTTCGGTCTGCGGGTCGGTCGTCGGCGCAGCGGGCTCGGTTGCGGGCTCGGTGGGCTCGGTCGGCTGATCGGACATGGTTGATCTCCCGTTGCGGGTTGGCCCTGAGCCGTTGCGGCCCTGGGTGGCTTTGCGTGAACGCTCAGTAGTTGGCGTTCAGGTATTCGCGCAGTCGCGCCCGGTCCTTCTCGGACCGGCGCTTGCGTGAGGCGACGTACTGCATGACGTCGGCCTCGGGACCGGCCTGCCCGTTGAACACGGGCGCGGCCGAGCAGTGGCAGTTTCCGTGCGCAGCGAACCGCGCCGTGGACTCCTTGAAGATGGCGCCCTTGTCGGCGAGCATCCGGCAGAACTTGCAGCCGGCACCCGACGTGACGCGCCGCCACCCGACCGAAGCCGGATCGCGCCGCGAGTTCGTGGTGATCGTGTCCCGAAACGGGCGCGCGATCTCCTTCTGAACCTGCGGCACGAGGCGCAGCAACGTCTCAGCCTTGTCAGGCTCAGGCGCGAACAGCGGCTCGGATGCCCATGCTACCAACCGGCCGATCTTCTCGGCGCGGTCGGCGATGACAGGCTCCGACGAGAAGCGCTTGCGGGCGCCTGCCCGTTCGCGCTCGTCGTCGTAGTAGTCGGCAGCGAGCGCCGACGATCCGAGCGTGTAGGTCTCGATCGTCGCCGGCACCGCGTCGAGCAGGTCCGAGCGCATCGAGTCAGCAGGGCCGCTCAGGGATGCCACCAGCGCCTCAACGTCCACGACGCCGTCCGAGGAGACGACGAGCAGCGCCGTGCGGGCCTCAGCCGACGACAGGGGCATTCGGGATCACCGGAGCCGCGGCGACACGGTTCAGGACCGCGCGACCAGCGACGCGGCGCTTGTCGGCCTCGACCTGACGCTGCTCCGCGGGGGACAGTCCGACACGGTCATAGGTGACCGTCGAATCAGCCGGGAGCACACCGGAACCGATAAGTTTCGCCGCCTCGTCAGCAGCAGCCGCGCGAGTCGGCGTCGCAGCATCGCGCCACTTCGCCGTGATCGTGTTGTACGTGTCGGGGATCTCGCCGTCACGGACCAGCAGTGCCAGACGACCCACCTCGAGCCATGCGCGGCCGAAGATCGTCTGACGACGCTCGGCACGCTTCACGAGGCGGTTCTCCTGGGCGCGGATCGCGTCAGCACTCGGCGGATTGTCCGTGGCGAAACCGAACTGCGTGACTGGGATGCCCGCCTCCGCAGCGACATACGTCGCATAGCCCTTGACCTGCTCGAGGTAGGGGGCCGGCGAAGCGGCGGGGAGCTGCTTCACGTCGGGAGCCTGCTCGCCCTCCTCGTTCGGCGGTAGCGTCCACACGCGACCCTGCACGGCTGACCACTGAGACGCGGGTGAACCGTCGGCGTTCTGGAAGGCGCTCTCTGCGACGTTGAGCGCAACAACCTTGGGGGTGTTGTAGAACTCGCGAGAGACCTCCATGCCGAGCAGTGTCCGCGCAGCGGCCTCGCAGTAGTAGCGGATCGGCTTCGTGATCTCACTCCGACCAGTCTCGCGAGACCCGCGAATCCGGTTCGGAACCATCACGACCGGGATGCGCGGCAGCCCATGCTGGTCACGCTCGAGGACGCGCCACACGCCATTGCGAAGCTCGTAAGTCGTCGTCTCACCACGACCGTCGATGAGGCGATACGCGGTGACCGTCTTGCCCTCGCCGACACCGTCGACCGCGAGCGCCCCAGACAGCCGGCGTGTGCGCCGATCCCAGAAGCCCGTAGCAGACAGCGGCGAATGGGCCGTGATGAGCGGGTGCGGCTCACCCTCGAGGCCAGTACCGACACCCACGAGCGTCACGCCGAACGTGAGCGCGTCAATGTGCGTCATGCCCGACTCGACATCCAAAGAGTTGTCGTCATAGACCTCAGACAGGCCGAAGTCGTCCTCTTCCGAGTGCCACCCCTGCCAGTCCAGGCGCTCCTCGAGCGACTCCACGACCGTGCCGCCCCACCCAGTCGGCGTCTGCACGCCCTGCATCGACGGCGGGATCGAGATGCCGAACTGCTGCGCCACGAACGAGCCCTCGAGGAAGGACAGCGCCTCCTCATTGGCGATCCGGTAGCGACCGATCTGAGAGACGCCGCGCTCAATGAAGAGACGCTCGTCCTCCGATACGCCGACGAGGTTCAGGAAAACAGGGGCGATGCTCACGAGAGAACCACCACCTTTCGCTGGTCTCGGTCGGTGCGACGTCGTCGAGTGCCCTGCGCGCCGAAGTGCGCCAGGACCGCCGAGACGGCGGGTGCAATGTTGATGTCAGGGTCGCGACGGTCTAGACCCCACGCGCCAGCCGTGCCGATCGGGCGCTTCTCAGCACCAGCCACAGCCCGATTCAGCAAGTCTTGGTCAGCATGGGTCAGGCGGTTCTCCTTGGCGGCGTCAGCGACACCACCACACGCCTTGCCCATGTCGCCCGCGGTGCCGGTGATGACCTTCACCTTGCGGGCCTTGAGCTTCGGAATCATCGACGCGGCCGGGCTCATCCCGTCAATGACGACCGGGATTCGCCGGCCAGCACGCTCCACGATGAAGTCCTCAGCCGCGGTCGTGTCGCCGCCATAATCGGCCACGTCCACATTCACGAGCTCGACATGCGTGCCGTCGTCGGTCGACCATGCGCCCGCGATGCTGATAACGCGGTCATGGCTCATGTCCACGCCGAGCGCGGTCGGTGGCACGTCGTCGGCGGGAGGCTCGTCCGCGATCAGGTCAGGCCACTCCGGGAAGACCGCATTCTTGCCGACCTTGTCCCAGATGCCATAGCCCTCACGCTTCATCGACTCGGGCGTCAGCTTCTTACGCATCCGCAGAATCGCCTCAGCCGGGGTTCGCAACGGGAATGACGGATTGGCCTCCGCGATTGCGGCCCAGTCCGACTCGCGCATCGGGGCCGGTGACGGCGTCGGCTCGAACTCCGGGTCAGCAGAGAACTCGATGTAACCCGTGTCCTCATCCTCACCCGACAGTGCGTCCGTCCGCATCCGCGAGAAAACCTCGCCAGGGTCGGTCGGCTTCGGCGGCGTGCCCATGAAAAGCATCAGCCCGCCCGCCGTCTGCCGCGACTGGTTCATCGCCGGCACCATGTCGTCGATCGCGTTCTCCGTGAGGATCTGCGCCTCGTCGAAGATCAGCACGTCGACCTCGTCGAAGCCACGACCGAAGCCACGCTCACGAGCACCGAACATGATCCGCGACCCGTTGTGGAACCGGACCTCTTCCTCGCCAGAGCCGAGGATGATCTTGGAGACGAAAGGCTTGATGCGCTTCCGTCGCGCCATGCCCTGCATCTTGTCGAACGTCTCACCAGCAGTCCGCAGCCGGTGCGCCGTCCAGATGACAGTCAAGCCAGGATGCAGCAGGCACAGGGCGAACACGATCGCACCAACGAGGAACGTCTTGCCCACCTGGCGAGGGATCGACAGTGCCGTCCCGCCAATGGTCGAGGCGTACTTGCCGTCAGCTCGCTTCGACAAGATCACGCGGCCGGCGCCATGCTGCCAACCGTCGAACGAGATCCCAAGATCAAGGCACTTGTCACGCACCGCAGGCCAGCCCGTCGAAACCGCGCCCTTCGGCACGACCACATGACGGGCCAGGTCAGACAGCCGAGGCGTCGAAGGCTTCGTCTTCTGTGCGGTGGTCATTCTCGATGGCCTCCTGCTCGGCCTCAGCCTGCAAGGATGCGATCTCCTTGGAATGAAGTGCGATCTGCCGGTGAAGAGCTGCCAGCGCCGGCCCCGTGGTCGTCGACAGGTCAGTCACCATCTGCCGGCGCTGCGCCATCAGGATCTCGAGGTACGTGCCGGACTCGACAGCCTCAGAAAGGGTCTTCGGCTTCTCAGGTGCCGGGGGCTTCTCACCCTTCGCGGCAACCCGGAGGCTTGGCTTCGACATGACAGCCACCTCCTGCGGGGCCGAAAAAAAGGTCAGGGATAGAAACAGCCCTAGTCCAGCGGTTGCCGTGGCTGTGGCCGCGACCCCCTCCCCCCTGGGTGGTCACCATCGCCGCGCGGTCGTGATGGGCTGCACCTTGGGCTTGCGGGTTCCGTTGCCGCGTCGGATATTGCAGATCCGATGCGCGAGGCGTGTGTTCGAGCGGTCGAAGGGTGAGCCTCCGAGTGACACGGGCACGATCTCGTCGACTTCGGGTGAGCCGTCAAGGTAGGGCGGGAGCGTCTTGTCGACGGGCTTGCCGCAGAGCCAGCAGTTGTCCTCTTCGCGAAGGACTCGGCGTCTGACTTGGTCGCGTCGGTGTCCGTTGGCGCGGCGTGGGTTACCCATGCTGCCCCTTGCACCAGTCGGCCATTGAGTCGACGGCGTGATGCACTGGCCTGTCGTGCCATTCGCAGTGGTTCGGTGCGTGGCAGTCGGGCCGGTTGCATGGCGGGTCGGGCTCAGTCATCGTCCTCGTCGGAGGCTGTCACTGTGACGCCGTCGGGGAGTGACGTGTACGTGTCTGCTGCGATCCGGGCGACGCGCTTGGCTGTGTCTTCGATCCACTCGGGGGTGGGTGTCTGGTCGGTGCGTTCGTCGTCGGCGATGATCTCGATGCCGCCGAGTCTGGCGATGATGATCACAGCGCCCCCATGAGTCGGTCGTGGACGAGGCTGGCCCTGTTGTCGAGGGTGAGCTCGAACCCTTGGAGGGTGAGGGGCAGTTCGTGCTTGGCGGCGCAGTGTCCGCAGAGGACGACGAGGCCGCGTGTGGCTGGGTTGTACCAGGCGGTGTGTGCGAGCGCGGATGGGTGCCGGTCGCAGGCGTCGCCGATGCTAGCCACGACGCTCGAGCCTTGCGATGGACTCGTGGAGGCGCGAGTGGTCGGGTGAACCTTTGAGCAGGTTCCAGTCAGCCTCGGACGCGCGGCGCATCTCTTCGTAGCGCGCGGCTTCTTCGGCGCGGAACAGTTGGAGGCCGAGGGTTTCGGCGTCGTCCCATGCTTGCTGGGCTGCGATGTCGTCGCCTGAGCGTCGGTGCATGGACCAGCGGACGTGGGCGGCTTCGAGGGCGTCGTGCATTTGGGGGATGGTCATGGTGGCGCTCCGAGCTTGGGTGCACGTGGCACGCTTGGCCGGCGCCGTGGTCGATGGCGGCGTCGTGTGGGTCAGGCTGCGTGCTCGTCCTCGGTGTGGGCGAGTCGCTTGCGGCTCATGGCCGCGTAGTCGGGCATGGCTTCGATGCCGACGTAGTCCCACCCGTTGCGGATGGCTGCGACTCCGGTGGATGCGCTGCCGCTGAACGGGTCGAGGATGGTGCCGCCTTGTGGGCAGACGAGTTTGCCGACCCACTCCGCAAGGGCGGGAGGGTAGGGCGCTGGATGGTCGGAGAGGTCGCCCTGTTGCGTGAGTGGGACTCGGGCCACGTCTGGAACGCGCGCGACGCCTCGACTCCGCACCCATGTCGGTATCGGCTGGTGCTGATGGTCCCAGCCATTGCGGCTAGCACGCGCTGAGATGCCCTTGAATCCGACTTCATCGCTATGCGGGCCAGCCGCTTTCGGGTCGGTGAATGGGCGGCCGTGAAGCGCGAACCAGTGCAGCGACTCCCACGACCTGCGGGGGCGTGAGGTGTGCCCCATTGGCGCACTGTTGGGCTTGTGCCAGATCAACTCTTCGACCTCGGCCCATCCCGCCTCACGCAAGGCAAGGCGGGTGCGGAGTGTGTAGTCGCTGATCTGTCCGTTGCGGACGTGCGGTCTGATGTTGATGACCACGGACCCGTCAGGCTTGAGGATGCGTCGAGCCTCAGCCATCCACGCGACAGTCCACGCCGGATACTCCGACTCTGGAACGCCGCCATAGGTGGCCTTGCGCTGCATAGCGTAGGGCGGGCTCGTGATGACCGCGTCCACGGACTCGGCTGGCAGGTCGCGCATCACGTCGATGCAGTCACCTTCAAGGATGGACCACGACACGCGGACCTCCTCGCTACGGGCGCCTAATGGGGGGGTGCCGAGCGGGACGGTTGCTGACCGAAGTCAACGCCGTCCCGCTCGCGCTATGACCGACTAGGCCCCGTCGGTGTTTGTTCACCCCAGGTAGCGGGGAGTCTTAGGCAAGGTTCAGGCGGAACCTTAACTAGCGAGCGCTTTACGCATCGCCTTCATATCGTCGCAGGATCTCGTGAGCCCATGCGACAAGGTCGGCCG